GTAACAATAACCATTTTACCTTTGTCACGCCATAAGTTCTGTCCAAACAATCCAGCAGATTTTACATCACCAATCCACTGAAAAGTTTTGTCAGGGTATCTTAATTTTTGTGCAACTTTAGTGCCGTCTTTGTCATAGTAATTAGCAATCTGTACTGGCTTCTTATTGTTAGTGCCAACTTCATAATTAAATTTCTTTGCAGTGTGTAAATCAATTTGTCTTTTAGATAGGGGAGAAGCAGTTCCTTGAATAAAACTGTTAGGTGTGTGTGATTGTGCTTGCATTGGTGGGACTTCCTCTGTTGCGTTAGTTCTTTTTTGACATCCAAAGCAGTAGGTATGACCGTCTGTATAAACAGCTACATTGTCTTTGGATAAACAATAGCTACAGTTCGTGTGGTGTAGAAATTCACTTTCTTGCATAGGGACTAAATTTTTTTGTTGAAAATATTTTGGAATTGGACTGGGAGAAGTCTAAGTTCCCCCAGCCTGTAACAATAACTCAACATCCACGTATGGATTATGAGTGCTGCTGTCTACATCTCTGTAGCCAACGACTGATAATTTATACCTCGATTTCAAATCGTTTACAAGTAGGCGAAAACCGCTTAATTGCTCATCAGTATAATTAGGTAAACCATGTATAGTGCTATCGCCAACTAAACAAATAGCAATAGAGTTAGAATTATTGATAATACCTGAGCCTAATAGAGAGCCAGCTTCTTGCTCTGCTCTACCTGTTTCAATGTCACCATTACGTCTTACTATGTAATGATAAGCTACTTTAAAGAAACCTTGTGCTCGGTGTTTTTTAGAAATTTCATTTAAGCCAATGTCATCTTCTCTTGTCTCAGAAGAAAACACAACGACATAATCTGTGTTAGGTCTATTGTTACTCATAACCACTCTTTCGGAATGTGCTTATCAGCATATTTAAAACCATATTTTTCACACCACATTGCATAAGTAGTTTTAGAAATTTTACTAATTCTGTTTCTTGAATTACTAAATACAAATCTAATATCTACTTTTGGGTGTTGCTCTTTTACTAACCTCATCTTTGCTCGGTCAGCAGAAGTAAAAAGACCTTTGGTCTCTATGAATATTTTTCTTTTAACTATGTAAAAATCAGGAGTATAAGTATGTAGCTTTTCAGGCTTAGTATATTTAAGCTTGTGCTTTTCGTACTCATACTCCACACGTGCGGATTCTAGTTCTTTCGATATACGGTCTTCGAGACCTGAACGAAATCCATAACGTAATCCTACGTTACTAAAAGTCTTCTTCGGAAACCGTCTCATCACTACTTACATTTTCAAAAGTTTCCAATTTGTATCCGTCTTCCTCACCAAAGCCATAACCTTTAGCATTGCCACTACCACCCTCTACGAGTTTAGTAATTTGTACTGCACGTAATCTTAAAGATACGCCAGCACCAGCCATAGCAGTATAGTAAGGAATAAGTTCGGCACTCACCTTCATTTCAGACCCACTCCATACGTTAGCGTCAGTGAGGGGAACACCAGCACTATCAAATAGAGCAACTCTGTTTGGAATTAGAGTACCGTCCTTAGTTGTAATCTGTGCTTTTGTTTTAAACTTAAACACAGTCTTACCAGTTAGCTCATCACTTTCGTCCAACTGTTCAAAGTAAGGTGTCGGAGCAGCTTTTACAGCTTTCCCTTTTACCTTTTCTTTAGCGTTAGCCATTGCTTTCTTAACATTGGCTTCAATCTTGTTAATGACATCCTGAGCTTTGTCAGTGTCCAAGATAAGATTAACCTTGTAGTGACCGTCAGGGTCAAATTGTGTGTCAGGTTTTGTAAGCCACGCATACTGGCTCACACCAATAGGGGTTACAATCTTATCATAATTATTCTTCGGCATTATAGTCTTCTCCATTTTCTGTTTGTAAAATCCAGCCTTCGCCCATTAGGCTAACGGCAGTGTCTAATGAGATAGTTCTCATCAAGTCATCATAATCATCAGGTGACATATTTAATCCTCTCAGGTATTATTATCTATTAAGGGTACTTTAAGCATTATATCCGCAAGCGGATACATCTAGGCAAAGAAAAAGTCACTCTCTCTAATCGAGGTAACATCCAAATCACCTTGCACTGGTAGCTCAGGTAATTCTTTTCTTAATTCTTCAGGTAACATTACTGCAACGTGTTCTTTAAATTCTTCTAAAACATTACTGTCATCAAAGATTTCAACAAACGCTTCACGTAAACATTCTGATAAAGTTTCTACGTCACCAGCAGTAGTGCCATAACTATCATGCACGTTACAAAAGTTTCTAATGCCTTTGCTGTATGCAATATTGACAGTTCTCAACATAGCTGCTGCATCTAATCCATGTACAAAATTTGGAGCTACTCCATTTGCCATTCTTAGTTTATCAGTCTTGTCTGTTTCAGTATTGATACGAGGTTTAATTACCTGTCCCATAAGCATAGCTTTAACTCGCTTACTTTTCATCTCAGGGTATGATTGATAAATTGGAAAACCTACTGGTGTAATCCAGTGGATAGGTAGCTGTTCTTTAGAAACTACACGTGCAATCTTTTGTAAGAAATCCATTCCCACTCTTGCACTATTTAGTTTAGCTCCAATGCTATCCCATATTATTCCTGATAGAAATGAAGCTGGTTTAAATACATCATTTCCAAATGGGTGATTTTCTCCACTGTCTTTACGTTTTGTTAAATCTTCAACTACAAAGTCAGTGCAAGAATATCTTGTGCTTCCATATACAATCGTCATGCAAGTTCTTTTAACAGTGCTTCTTTTTACTCCATACTGTAACCATAGGTTTGCATAAGGTGTGTTGATAGCTTCTAGCTCTTTTAATTTATCATTAACAGTATTAGCTACGGTTTGATAAATGTCTTGAGGTTGTGAAGTTTTTGTTAGATTGACTAATTTACCAGCAATCTTATCTTTTAACATTAAAGAGTAAATTTGTAGCCCATTACAAGTGCCATCTACAGCAACAGGTAAATGACTTATAAAACCATAACCCTCTGCTCTAAATTTAGAAAACTCTTTTGCAAAAGCTAAAGCTTGAAATGGCTTATCAGCGTCAGACCACTCTTGATTAGCAATAGGGTCTTGTGCATTGGCTTCTAACATTTCTGTATTTTCCAACACCCAGTCCACTCGCTCTTCTAATGATATTTTATCCTGACCCCAAACGTTAGCTCCATGTACACACAGCCAAAATAAACCATTATTGTCCTCAGTTATTTCTTTGCCTTGTGAAAATTGTAATAAAGCTTTTGAGCCGTCTATAGATTGAAAGTTTAAGTGAGCTGGAACAGCATAACATCTTCCTCTAAAATCCATTTGTTGTGGAAAATAGATAGAAGCATAATCTTTAAACTTGTCAGCCATCCATAAAATTTTGGCATACAATAATCTTTTAGAAAACATGCGAGCATTTTCAGTGTGGGCTATAACAGCTAACTTCTTCCACTCTTTTCTACTTGTTTCATTAGTATCAATATCAAGTGGCTTGTTTGGTATAGGCAAGTTATCTACTGGTGGCATACCCCCGATTGATAAATCCTTGTCCCATATTGTCTGCATTACTTCTAGTATTTCAGTGTTGATATTAAAACCTGTATTCTGCATAGCATTGACCGCACTATAGACTTCAGGCATTTGAAAGTTTTCTAGTTCTTTCTTAAAGTTTTTATTCTTCTGTTTAACAAGTTCTAACTCAGGCATTTCTTCAGTCCAATAGCCACCACCTGTAGGACTTGTCCACGATTTAGGTGGCATAACTGTAGGTAGATATTCAGGATTTAAAAGTTCATTAAAACTATTTCTGTCAGCTATCCATTGTTTTGTCTTAGCTGTCTGTCTCACAACTTTAGCTTTCTTGTGTTTCACTTTCTCTAATACAATTTCAATAAGACCAGTGGAGATAATCATAAGCTCTATTAATCTTAGTCCCACGTGTAACTTCTCAGGTGTAGTCCACTCTTCCCACATCTCTACGTTATCACGCTTTGCACTCTCTTTAAGTTTACGTCTCTTATAACTGTAGTTCCAAGACCTTTTATCTAAGTCAGCTTTGACTACAGAATAAAGCTCAGGGTTTAAATTAGCAAAGTTCTTTAGTGCAATTTCAGTCTCAATTTTACCACCTAAAACTATTGCCATAGCAGTTAAAGGCTTGTTCTGTGATAAGGTGTTTATAACGGTTTTTGCTGTGATTAATGCTGAGATTTCAGGCTGGACTTCAGATAGAAGTCTGTAGGCGATAGG